TCCGAAATCCTGCAACACCTTCTTCGTGAACAGGTACACCCTGTCCTGCATGCCAGACATCCGCTGGTTGGCCGAAGCGTGCAACAACTGGTCCTGACCCAGCGTTTCAGCCTGAGGTCCAAGGCCACCCAGTGCGTCCAAGTTCCCGTTCAGCCAAGAGAACATCTCCTTGGACTGAAGCATGAAGGCGAAGTTGCTCTGATCCACGCCACCGAAGCTCTTGGCTTGAACGGCGTCAGGGTTGTCCACGGCAACAATCTCACCGTCGTTCGCCATGCGGATCCGCTCGGCGTCCTCGGTGTCCTCGCCTCGGGTGACCCCGATGTGCTTGACCCGCTGGGCCTGACGGTCCAGCTTCCGGTACAGGCCGTTGACGATGCGGTGTAAGCCCTGCCACAGCATGGCCGGTGCCAGCGGCATCGACTGGCCGTCCACTTCATTGAAGAACAGCTTGTGGAAGGGGCCGTCCTCGGGTCCGTCCCAATCGACAACCCTGAGGGGCGGGCCGGAGTCGTTCGGGATCATGGTGATGAGAAGTTTTTCCTTCTTGAGGAAGACCTCCCACAACTCGATGCGGGGGTCCATCTCCTCGTCGGCAGACGACCACCCCTGCGACAGGGTGTGGAGACGCTCGTCACCCGACTCGTTGAAGTTCGAGTACTCGGCACTCCGCAGCTTCTCGCGGACATTCTTGCGGAACGACTGGTCCTCGACAGCCTCGCTGCGCAGTATCCGGTATCGGTGCCCCTCGTAACCAACCTCCTCGGGGACACGGGCCGTCATGTCGTGGACCCAGTCGTCCAACAGGATCGACTCCACGAAAGGCTCGGTCTTGCTGAACTCGTAGCCGTCCACCGAGTAGTCACCCATGGACTGGAGGCCGACCTTCACGATCCCCATGCTGAACAGGGCCGACCTCACCGAACGCTGCAACGCTTGGTGGAGCTTGTAGTCGGTCAGCTTCTGGTTCATCACAACCTCAAGCTTCGCGGCCTGTGACCGGAACTTGGGGTTCTGACAGAAAATCGAGACCCTAGGAGGGCGGGAGACCAAGTTCTGCTGGTAGATGTTCGAGGCCAACTCCATCAGGTTGACGTGGACAGGCTTCGACACGCCGTCGTCCGAGTAGTACACACCAACGTACTGCTCGATGGATTCCCTGTGTCTGCGTCTGAATGGCTCCAGCTTCCGGCGCGACGCCTCGATTGCGTTGTGAAGACGAGACATGTGCTTGGAGTTATTAGGATTCATCAGTCCCACTCATCCATTGACATTGCTTCTTCGTACTTCCGCTGGTCACGACGCCACTGAAACGACATGGTCGGTGGCGGGGCCGCATGGCGACCCAGCGTCTTCTGCTTCCGCTCACGCACAACCTTGCTGCAAAGGGCGTCGGCAATAACAACGTCGCCATGGTTGTCACCGGAGTCAGACGGGTCGATTGTGTTCAACGCACCACCATGCTCTATGCGACCATTGGCGGTGTAAATAAACTCCAAGGCCTGACTGATCGCCTTGGAGGATGGGTTGAGGAACTCCCTAGAAACAAGCGAGTCCCTGTAGTTGGTCAGTAAGTCCTTCTTTGCCTCTGAACTGCTGAACCAGCCCGGCCTATCGGTCTGCTTCCTCCTGAGGCTAGTCTCATCAGTCTTGTAGTATATGTTCGAGTACCGGCAGTCGTCCACTACCGTCCTTCCAAAGGTTCGGCCCGGCCCTGTGGCCTCCCAGATAAGGTAAGCACCTCTGCTGCCGTTGCCTCCAAACATGCGACACAACGCAACAGCCAACTCCGCAAACTTATTCGCGCTGATCTGATTAGAACAAAGCTCTGCGACCTTTTCCCCCGATAAACGATCCCCCACTGACATAGCAGAATCGCTCGCACCAGTACCCTGAGACACATCGCAACCAACAACGTAGTCGCGGTCGCTCGGAGGAAAGCCGTCTTCATCAAGCTCGCACCATATCCTCAAGTCCCCCTTGTCATCCTCAATATACTCGGGTTCGTACCCATCAAGAACTCTCAAGTGGCCTACATGGTCAGGCTCCCTGCAAAACTCCAGCTTGAGGTCCCTCATGGTCTGGGGGTCAAAGAAGGGGTACGCACTTCCCTGATAGTCGATGTCCAACTGGGTCGCTATCTCAACCGCGTGACTACGGCGGATGCACTCCCTGTCGTACCAAGGGGAACGGTACCCCTCCTCGCCGCTGGGGACCTCACCGAGGAACTTGAAGTCGGCAGGGTAGATGAAGTCCTTGTCGATGATCTCAACGCCACCGGTGCGTGACGGGCGGTACAGGCCAGCACCCTTCTCGGGGTGGGCAGACCAGTGCATACGCAGCCTCGGGGTCCCTCCCTCCAACTGGGCAAAGAACGCATTGCCCGTCCCGTTGGGGGTCGAGTTGAACAGGCGGGTGTTTGTGTTGTCAGCCGTCGCGCTCAGGACATCCCAACCCCCCTGATCGAAAGCAGCGAACTCGTCAATCAACAAGGCAGTCCTACGACCGCCGCGACCAATGTTGTCTGTTGTCGATTCGCCCTCGATCTTGCTCCCGTTCTCCTCGTTGACCAGCTTCAGCTTGTTCCGCTTGCGCTGGGGACGCATCCACGACGGGAGTCCCTTGAGGATGAAGTCGATGTGGGAGAACAGGGAGTCCCCCGCACCATCCACCAACGCCTCCTTCCGGCTTACCATCAGGAAGCTCTCCATGGGCCGGAACAGCCACCGGTAAGCAAACGTGGTGAGGCAGATCCAGCTTGCCCCCATGTCACGGCTCTTCTCGACGATCACGTCCGTAACGCCGATGGACTCGTCGAGACAAAGAAAAGCGTTGTCTTGGAAGGGCCAAGTGATGAAAGGCAGCTTGGGGCTGCGACCGTCCCTGATCACGCGAGGGTCGTAGGTCCAGCCGAAAGCATTGATCCAAAACAGGAAGTCCCTGCTGCAAGCGTCCCACAACTCACGCTGTAGCCCTCTGTCGCTTCCGCTTCTTTGGAGGATCGACTGACGGAACAGGAGGTTCTCCTCCAGACTCTTCGGGACTTCCGAGACCAGCCGCATCCCTGAGGAGTCTGACCATCTTGGCGATTTCATCTGTTGAGCGCGTGGCATCTTCAGCAAATCCCTCCATCACCTCGTCAGAACTCTCCTGACGGGAAACCATTCGCATCCACTCCACGTAGAAGCTCTTGGGGTCCGTGCGGGCAAATTGAAGCAAACCCCACGCACCACTGCTCGGACTGTCAGTGGGAGAGACATCCTCGACAGCAAGGTTGTCGTACACCCACTGGTAATCCTGCTTCAAAGAAGAACCATCCCCGCCAAAGTCGTCCTTCTTGGCGTACCTGTTCGGCAACTCGGGGGACCCCGTCACCGGCGGGGAGTTGCTGGTGGAGGGCGTGGGATCCCCCGAGTCGTAGCCGAACTGGGCAGCAGCCATCGCGTAGCTCTCCTTCTTGGAGTGACCACGCGACTCAGCCGCCTGACGAAACGCCTTGAACTCGTCCCACCTCCCGCTCGCCTTCAGAAGGTCGGACAACTCCGTAGAACTCACCGGCATTACTTTCCCCCAAAGTCGGCCCCGATATCCTCAATCGGGATCTTCTTGATCTCCTCTTCCGTGGGCATCTTCACCCTAGGATCCAATGCCCAGTCCATCTTCACCCTCTTCGCCCAAGAACGCATCCTACGAGCCGGAACGATCAGGTTGAAGCCCTCGCCAGCACCCCTGACAAGCATCCCCACATAACGACCGTCCGTCAAGTACACGCCACCACCCGAACTGCCCGGAAATGCCGTGACCGTCGTCTGGTCATAGATGGTCTTCCCGATAAGCCTCCCGTGGGCACTCACGATTCCTGTCGTCATGCTGTTTGAGCCTACTTGGCCCAGCAGACTGCCCACGTGAAATAACTGGGTCCCAAGCTTCGGAGGCTTCGCCTCGTCATAGAAGACAGCACTCGTCTTGATGGCACCCTTCTTGCGGACACGCAGGATGGCCAAGTCCTGACCGTGGTCAGCGTCGCTGTAACGGATCACCTCCGCGTCCAAGTGCAGGTAACCCACAGTGCGACCGTCCTCAACCAACGTCTTCACGATCTTCGCGTCGTCAAACTCGATCACAGTGCGCTGGGTCCCAGTCTTCGGGTCCGTGACCTTACGCATGCTCCGTAAACCCTCAACAACATGACCAGCCGTCCATACGAACGTCGTGCCGTTGCGGTCGATTGCAACACCGCTCCCCTCAGCAAACCCCGCCTTGATCGTAACGCTGATCTCCTGCATGTACGCCGGTACGTCCTTGGGAAGTACCTGCTCGTGAGCCACGGCGTATCCAGCAACCAACGCCAACGCTGCCAAAGCAGCCACGCACTCAACGAACCTTCGAGCGGGGTCCCTTCGCATCACACCTCTCCCTGATTAGATCCTCTCGCCAACTCACGTTGCGGTAACGACGCTCCGTGTACTGGCACCAAAACACCAATAACGTCGTGGCAACACTGTTACCAATGACGATTGAACACAGAATCAGAGTCGGGTCCCCCTCAGAACACACCACCACAGCCACCAACTGGGCCACTACGGCGAACATCAGGGTCACCATCCCCAACAGTGTAACCATAAACCACCGCCACATTTGAAATCTCCGAGGCTGGGAAGGGGGGATAAGTCTTCTATACGTCGTGGAGGAGCGGGGCGGGTCGGTTCGGTTTTCGGGTCGACACGTCAGGCGAGCGGGTCCCATATCGAAGCCCAAACCACCGAGCTTAACATATCCTTTTTTATCGGACTGTGTTGAGGGTGTACCGATACTGTGCTGGGGCTGTGCTGTGGGCATGCTGTGGGGTGTTGCATTGGTGTGGCATGGGGTGTACGC